TTACAGATGGAACTAATACAGGGTTGCATTTGTCTCAAACTCAAAATGGAATATTATTTTTAAGCGGGACAGATGGAGGAAGCCCTGCTTATGAGTATGCTGATGACCTTACAAAAAATTATATTACAAATGGAGATTATGAAACAGGTGCTTTTGATGGAGGTTCTTTAGGATATAGTGATACATACGACCCTCCAACTGATTGGCTTGCATATGACGGGTTTGCTCATAATACAAATAATGTAATAACTTATTCATATATAAGCGGTACTAATTATTTTGGAGCAGGTACTAATAATGAGGGTGCTACATTAAATATGGCATCAGGTAGTGCTTTTGCCTGGGAAAATTCTTATTGGGATTGGTCAACTGGAGATACTGGATTAATAGCTCCATCATTTGTTCCTAATTGTTTTTTATATCAAGAAATTACAATTCCTGATAGTCAATGGTATGAATTGTTTTTTGCATATTCAACAAGTGCAAGCGGAATGAATTATGCTATAATAGATAGAACAAATTTAAGAAATACAGCTGTTTATGCAGCACAAGCAGAATCTCAAAGCGATGGAGATGTTGTTTTAACAGTTGATAATGGTAGTGGTGCTGCATCTGCGGCAACTGATACATTATTAAAAAATAAAATTATATGTAAATCTGATGGCACAGTTTTAGGAGTTTGCACCGCAGTTAATAGTAATACTGAAATAAGGTTTGCAGCAGGAACAGCTTCCAATATAGCAGATAATGACGTTTTATATACAGCTTCATATATTACTCCTTGGCAAGCTTTGCAACATACAGGAGCTGTAACAACTTATAAATATATTGGAGAAACAAATACTAATTCAATTCCTAAGCCTCATAAATTTTTTGCACCAAATAATTCTGGAAACGATATAAAAATAACCGTAGCTTTTGCTCCACAAGCAGCTAGCACTAATATTAGATTAGACGGAATATCTTTAAAAAAATCATTCCCAGATTTATTATCAATGGCAAATAAATCTAGAATAGGTAATCCATATAGTGATGATATTTTAGGATGGAATAAATATCAATTTAATTTTAAAATTCCTTCAGAATATAATGATGCAACAGATTGGGTACTAAATTTAAATGGAGGAAGTTTTGGTTTTCAAAATGGAGCAACAGGAAGTGTTGATAATCAAACTGTATATTTTGCAGGAATTAGTTTAACAACTCAAACAGAATCAGATAATTTAATATTTTTAAATTCAAATGGAGCTAATGAATCTGAAATTATGATTTATTCTGAAAATACTACTAAATGGGTAGGAAGTTTAATTACATTTGGTTCAGGAAAACTTGCTCCAATATATACATATATTAATGGAATGTTAAAAATATCTGATGCTAATTTTAAATCAGGAAATAGAAGCAAATTACTATATTATTCTAATAGAAAAAAAGTTAGCTATTCCCAACAAGAAAAAGGTTACAAAATAAGAGATAATGCATTGTGTACTCCTCCTAATTTACTTGTTGCAGCAAATCAAGATTCAGCAGAAATAAATGAAAGATACGATGCTTTAAATTATTTAAATAATGTTGTTTTTTCTAATGAAACAGATGGAACAGAGCCACATCAATATAGCGATGGAGGAGCTGAATTAAATTGGGAAATTAGAGGAGAGGGTAGCACTTATTTGCAAAGGTTTATATGGCATACAACTAAAGATGAAGAAAATGAAAATGACACAACTCAATTTTTTAATAGTCCTGGAAACAGATTAAATACTGCTACAACTCATGTAAATCCTTTTTATTTATTATGGTGCGGACAATCATCTGGTAGCGGAGATATGACAAACAATGATATGCAGTCAAGTATTTCTGGATATAGCGGAGGAGCTGTATCTAAAGTTGAAATTTATTTTACATATGATTTTTCATCTGCTTATAGAATTGGTGCATCTGGTACAATTTTTACTGATAGTAATTATAATTATTTAAAAAATATGAGACATCCTTATTTTAATATATTTGTAGGAAAACAAAATGGAACTGATATATTTGATAGTGGTAGTGTTCCTACAGATAATGATAAAAAAGGTTTAATTATGGGTGATAATGCAATATGCAGCATGGAAAATATCCAAGAAGCAGAATTGTATGTTGATGATGAAGTTTGGGACAAAACTTATGATGAAGAACATAATATACAATGGAAAAATTCATATTTTTGGGATTGGAGTACAATAGAATCAACTAAATCAGGCAGAAGAAAAAGCGGAACAAAATCATTTAAAGCGGTAGCTACATTTAATGAAGATAATGCTATTGCAATAACTGAAGATATTTTATTAAAATTTGAAACAATATATCCTACTAATAGTGAAGGAAATTTAAGAAGTTGTATAGGATATGAAAGTAATACTAATAATGATGATTGGGATTTTACTAGACATGAACGTGTAATTATTAATAGTATAAAAGTTTATTTTCAAGATACAAATTGGACAGCAGCTGTAGACGGAGTAACATCTGATAACATAAATGATACTAAAATTAATTTTAATTACGGTTCTGTTGCATCAACTGAAACAGCAGTAGGATGGGCAGGCAGAATATTTAAAGCAGGTGTATCATCTGTAAATATATTTAATGAAGAATCTAATTTAAATGTTAGCGATTTTTCTATTGGTTCAAATACTGCAACATCAGCAGAAACAGAAGAATCTAATATTAATGAAGGAGAAGCTCCTAATGTTGATATATATGTGGGTTACAATGTTATAAATGATGATTATAAAAAAGAATTAAAATATTATTTAAAAGATACAGAATCTGACATTTGGTATTTGCAATTTTATATAGATATAGAAAAAAATAAAGGTTATTCAACAACATCTAATTTTTCAGCATCTGGAATTAATGACACCGCAAACAAATGTTTTAAATTTTCAATTCCAAGGTCAAAAATGCTCAATTTTAATGAAATTGATAGTTATGAAGCAGAAACATTAATACCGCAAGAATTAGCCGAAAAATCAATAGAAGAACTTGTTTGTGACTACAAAGCAGCAGTTGTTGCTAATAATAGAATGTATGTAGGCAATATCAGGCAAAATTCTATTATATATCCTGACAGAATGATTAAATCTCCTATAGGAAAATATAATATATTACCATCTTCTAATTTTATTGATGTTGCAATTAATGATGGTGATGAGATTACAGCATTAGAATATTACAAAGATAGAATATTACAATTTAAAAATAAAAAAGTTTTTGCAATTAATGTATCAGGAGATTTTGAATTTTTAGAAGATACTTTTGACAATGTAGGAATTTCTAAACCATGTCAAGTAACAAAAACACCATTTGGCATTGTTTGGGCAAATAAACAAGGATGTTTTGTATATGATGGACAAAAATTAACTAATTTAATTGAAGGAAAATTAGGAACAGAATCTTTTCAATCTGCTATAACTAATAATTATTGGTATGTAGGTGATTCTCCTAATATTGCATATGTTCAAAAAACAAAAAAATTAATAATAACATCAGATAGCGAAGATTGGGCTCTAATTTCACGTGCTGATGGATATATATATGATTTTACTTCGCAAGCATGGACTTTTACGCATAAACAATTTGCTGCAAATGCACAGCCTACTTCAACATTAAGTCAGTCAGGCAATTATTCAAATTTTGTTAAAGACAACAATGGAGATATTTTATATTTTGTAAATACAGCAGGAACAGATTCTATTATGAAATGGAGTGATAGTTCTAGTGTTCATACAATTGCAAATAGAGATGTTTTTTATTTTATTACAAAAGATTATACTTTTAGTGGGCCATCAATAAGAAAGAAAATTTATAAAGTATATGTTACTTTTAAAGCAGCAGCAGCAATTAGTGGAACAATAACAGATGCTGATTGCTCAGGCACTACTATAACTTTTACAACAAGTGCAGCACATAATTTAACTACAGGAGATACAGTTTCTATATCTGGAACTACAAATTTTAATGATGATAATTTAGCAAGTCAATCTGTAACTGTAACAGGTGCAACTACATTTACAATGACTCGTTCAAGTTCAGATTCCAATACAAATGAAACAGGCACTTTTACAGCATTATTTGTAAATACAAATATTAAAGCATATTATAGTACAAATGGAGCTGATGGAACATTTACAGAATTTAGCAATACTGCTAGCACTAATTACGGAGCAAACGGATTAACTGATTCTGGAGCAACAAATAAATGGATTACCGCTGAATTAAAACCTTCATCATCAATAAACAACGTATATTCATTTTGTTTGAAATTTGAAGGCCCAGGTGTATCTATTCCTAGTACATTTCAAATCAATGATTTTTCAATAGTTTATAGAGAAAAAAGACCTAAGTAATGGATAAATTATTACATATAAAAGGGTCAAGAACAAAAGTATTAAGTTCTTTGCCTACAAATTCATTTGGAAACGATGGTGATATTGTATTATCTGCTATTAAAGGAAAAGGTTTTTATTTATGTGCAAAAATTAATGGAAGATGGTTTGTGTCTAATAAGCTAGAAGATTTAAAAAAGATGGAAAAAACATCCATTAGAGACCTTTCTGTTGATAGATTAAAAATAAAAAACACTACATTAACAAAAGACGAATTAAATAATCCTACAAGTAATTTAACATTTAATTTAAA